GTGCGGTACTGCGCGGAACTTTCGCAGCTTGCCGTTACACGCCAGCCACCAGGGCAGTCCTGTCATGACCTGCATGGCACGATCGGCACCTGACAGCACCGGTACCGCCTGCGGGTGTGAGTGAAATACCGCCGTGACTTCTCCCGCCTCCTCCGCTGCCAGCCAGTCTTCATCGCTGATGCGGAAATGGTGAGCCGGATCGGGATGGATGTTGCGGCACGGGTACACGCGTATATCGTTGATTATCAGAGCGCACACTTCATACTGCGACGAGGCCGCATACTCGAGTAACTCCTGCATCAGGAAACCTTCTGTGAACCGGGGAAACTGCTGATTGGCATGGGGTACGGTCGCGGGTACCGGAAGCGACAACCTGTGCGGCGGTGAGAACATTTGTCCAGCGCAGGATTGCTGGTCGGATTGTCCCGTTCATCGGCGACCGGCGGTCCGTCGTAATTGCAGCCGGTACCGCGATAAACCCACTGGCATACATCCGCCAGGATAGTCCGCGCCGGAATAATAGCGTTGTCGCAATCCACCGGCGTTGCGAGGGAATAAGTCACCTGCTCTGAGGTTTCCTCTGTCATCTCCTCGACAACGTAACGGGACACTGCCTCTACAGTAGGATCTGCATCCGGGTTACCGTTGGGGAAGTTAACCGCATCAAGATATTTCACCGGCACCTGGCGACGGGTAATCACCACGCCCAGCAGATCGTCGAAATCATGGTTCATCCCAAAAATCATACCCGTAACGTTCGCGACGGCCATAACCGGACGTGCATAGGTACCCTCGTTCCGGCTCTCGAAGCCTTCGACAGCGATGGGATATGCGGGATAGGCGTTACCGCGCCAGATGACGTTGTTGTAAAAACCGTTGGTGCCGGAGTGGAATCGCACAACATCGCCGCCGTACGGCCGGAGATCGACTTCAAAGAGATCAATAAATGCGCCGACTCCCGCATCGACACTTTCGATAATTAGCTCTGGTGGTATGTCGCGCACGTAAATCTCCCATAAAAAAGCCATCCGGAGATGGCTACTGTTCGAATATCAGGATGGGATATATCGCTATCCCTGGTTATGTTGTGGGTTCAGCCCGTCAGCGGTGGGACGCTGGTGCATCCAAAAAAGAGGGATGGCTGATTACCTCTTTAAAGGAAACGTCATGAAAAAAGACTCTGTAGAGTTCCAGGAGCTACTCGACATAATTAGCGATCTTCGCCGTGAAGTTAATGTCCTTAACACCGTAATCTGTTATTTACCGTTCACTCTTGGGGGGGAGCAGATGCGCGCAACGATAGAATCTCTGCGATATGAATCAATAAACGAAACATATGATGATGAACAGAGAGCCGCATTCAAAAGAATTGTTGATGAGCTTGATAAGCGAACAAAAGACAATGGTGAATTTAGGTCAATTAGCTCTCAATAAGAAGGTGGTTTTTTCAAGTCGCCAAATATTTGATCACTAAATATATTTCCTTTTATGGAAAAAGTGTCTGCGGTCTGTTCCTGGGCCGCTTTAAACCGGGCATTAACGTCTTCCAGAAAATTAGCAAATGCCTTTTCTGTTTCAGCAATAATCCCGCGCAGTTCTTTAATTTCGATATTCAGCAATTCAACTTTGTTATCCAAAGACATAATACTCTCCCGCCTTTCGGCTTTATCGTGGTACCTGTTCAAACGTGGCCGTCAGTTCATACAGCGGACCGGTTTTTGTCATGCTCCATGAGCGGCAGACATACAGCGCCTGTACCCCCGTATCCGATGGTGTCCAGTAGAAAGACTCCACCGCCATGCGTGCTTTAAGAAATGCCTCGGCAGCTCGGGCCATGTTTGGTTTTGAGCATTTAGCATCATTGACGCCGATGAAGGTGAGCGCGTATTTATCCATAAGTGGATTGATCCCCCTTACCTGCCTTTGCTCATATCCGTCGCCAAGCTTTACTACAGACACATTAGGCGTGCGCTCTACCGAATAACCTTTTTGGGGTTTCCAAATAAATGTCTCTGGCATTAGCGTTTAGTCCTCGGCTGGATCATTCCGTTAGGTCGATTAGCTTGGTCATTAATCTGGAACAAAGCGACACGCTTCATCATCCCTTCCATCTGCTTTATGGTTGCCTGATCAATGCCTCCAGTGGTATTTATTTCGAAAGTGATGTGCTGAACTACCCCACCTACGCCACTGCCGCCGCCCTGCATTTCCCTGTTGCTAATTACCCGCCCATTATCACCCGGTATCATGTACTGACTGCCGTTGCTGGCCTTGAATATTTCAGGCTTCCCACCTTCACCAACGCGGTACATTGAATTGGCTGATACAGGGCCGCCGTGTTCGCGAGCGCCTGAAACAGCCATTCCCTTAGCAGCGAGAAGAGATTCAGCATATGCTGTCTGCCCTACCGCCGCGGCAGATCCATAAGTGGCAATGGAGGCGCTCATTGCGGCAGGAGCCCATGCTGAAGCAGCAGCGGTAGCCTGTGCCATAGTCGTTGTAAGAGAAGCGGCAGCGGCTGCCTGTCCCATAAGTTGGTTTTTAGCCCATTGAATGCCCATTTCAACCAAGCTACTAATAACACTGTTTAAAATGGTAGAGCCGACGTTAGCCATTGCCTCCTGCAAACTCTGTGTGCCGTTAATGAGACCGGTTAATGCGTTTGATGCGCCGCCCTGAAGCCCTTCCAGCGAGGAGGCCAACAGTTCGTTTCCCTCGCTCTGGTTGCGATATATTTCCCACTGTGCAGCGATCCGTTGCTGCTCATACTGCGTTTCCTGTGCATTTCGCAATGCAAGATATTGCGCATCCGTCTCTTTCCTGGCCGCAATGTATTGGTCATACGATAATTGGCCAGCCATATACGACCGTTGCAGGATTTCCTGTTCCTGCTGTTGGTACTGCTGCATAAGTGCAAGCTTCTGATTGTTCTGGTTAACGACCTGCTGTACCGGGTCAACCTGACCTCTTGCCTCTGCAACAGGATTAGTGGATACCTGTTCAGCTTGGATTTTTGCCAGATTAACCTGGTGCTGTTGCTCCAGTCGCTCTACGGTCTGATTGTACTGCTCTCGGCTGATTTTCTTTCCATCAAGAGCTGTTTTCAGATCAGCTAAATCCTGCTTATAACTCGCGTTCTCTTTGGCTTCCGGAATGAGCTTTTCTGCCGCCGCCTGAGCTTTGATAGCGTTAGCCGTATCCCATTTCTTTGCCGCATATTCGCCAGCTTGCTTAATCATCTCAGGGCTGGCGCTTTTGCTGAGGGAGTTTTGCGCGTTAAGGATTGCCTGCGCCCGGCTCAGTAGTTCTGTTGAGTCTGCGGCAAGCTCTGATTCTTCTTTCAGTTTCTGAATCTTCTGCGCATCTGACTCTGCGGCTGAAGCAGAACGTTTACTCTGTTGTTCTGCCTGTTGCTGCTCTTTCCTCCGTTTAGCAATAGCTTGTTCGGCGTCGAACTCTACGCCAGCACGCTCACGCGCAAGATTGATGTCCGCGTCAGTTGCGCCAAGGTTTCTGAGCTCCTGCTCGGCCTTTAATTGTGCACGTTTCCTGTCGTTGAATTCGCTTTGTAGCTCAATTTGTTCAAGTTGCTTATCGAGGTATTCCTGGATGTTTTTCGGGCGCTCGACTTTAAGGCTGGATGAGTTGAAATTTTGCTTAGCCTTCGCAGCGAAATTCGTCATCTCCCCAAGCTGCTTCATCATCCCGGCAGCAATACCAGCCTCTTGTCCGTCTCGGCGTAAAAGCTCAATGCCCTGCCGGAACTCACCGCTAAGCATTGCCCTACCAATATTGATAGCGCTTAACGTCTGGCTGTATCTGCGGCTAGCCTCGTCAAGATTCCCTGTTGCTATTGCCAGCCGGTCCTGTGCTCCACCTAGCGCTTCCGCAGCCTGACGCCCCCTTGTGGTGTTTGTACCGTATTTCTCAATTTCCCTCTGATGGAATTGGACCGATGCTGTGGCTTTGTCGAAAGCTTTTTGCGCATCAGAAACAGCATCGCTTAGCTCTGGCAAGTTGCCGCTCAATTTCCCCAGCGTAGCCGCCAGCTCGACATGCGACATGCTCTGGAATTTAGCACCAAGTTCATTGACGCTATCAGCCAACCTGTTGGCATCATCCCGAGCCTCTTTTGCTTTTTGCGAGAAATAGAAAATGGCAGTTGCTGCGATGGTAGCAAATCCTACAGGGCCGCCAATAAGCCCAAGAGCCCTTGCCCCGAGGCTTCTAATTGATATAGCAGAGCGATTTGCCGCCGCGGTCGCCGCGTCCTGCGCGATTGTATTGGCCGCCAGGGCTCGGTTGTAGTTATCCGTTAATGTTGCCGCTTCGATACGGGCCGCTGAAAGCCGCGATTCCGCAGCCGCAAGGTTGGCGGCATCAAAGGCGGTTGCCTTCATCATCTGCGCAAGACGGACTTCATCAAGGGCGCGCTCTTTTGCGATTGCTGAAGCCCGTAAATCCGCATTTGCTTTGTTCGCTGCGGCCTGAGCAGCCTGTGTTTCAGCGATAGCCTCATCCCTGCTGGCAATGGCCTTTTTAACTTTCTCTGCTGTCGCCAATGCCAGCGCGCCAGCATACCGACCACCCATGAGAACAGCGACTGATGCAAGGATCGCACTCAATCCCTCAATATTTTCACTGACTGACACTACCGAACTGTTGAAGGTGCTAACGAAGGATTTGACCGTTGAGTTTTCGCCGAAGAACTTGGTGATGTTGTTACCGGCAGTCTGCATTGCCTGGCTGATTGTGGTGACCATATTCGCAAACTCTTTTCCGATCTCATCGCCCTGAGAGAGTAATCCATTGACCACGACATCTGTGGTTAGCTTGCCCTCAGCGGCCATGGCGCGAAGCTGACCAATCCCTACCCCCAGAGACTGTGCCAGCGCCACCATAAGTCGGCTGCCCTGCTCGGATACCGAGTTAAACTCCTCGCCGCGAAGAACACCCGATGCGATACCCTGTGACAACTGAATGATCGCGTTTTCTGCTTCTTGAGCTGTGGCACCAGAAACCACAAAGCCTTGGTTAATTATGGTCGTGAGCTTAGCCAGATCTTCCGCTGAAGTATTGTATTCACGCGTTCCACGCTCCAGGCGAGCATAAAGCGTTGCCGTTGCATCGAGACTACTGCGCGTTTTCTGCGTTATATCGAACACCCGCGTAGTGACATCCACAAGTTCTTCCTGTGGGCGTACCGCATTTGCAAGTTTGTTATTGAGGGTTGTCCATGCGTCGGCATAACTTGCCACCTGCTGCACAGACAATGCAGCCAGAAGACCGCGAGCCACGCCGCTCAGGTTGGACATAGCGCGATCCATATTCGCAACAGATCGCTCGGTGCGGTTTACGCTAGCCTCAAGGCGGCCCATTCCGTTATTCAGGCCATTGAGAGCAGCATCAATATCCCGACGCCCCTGAATTAGGCGCGCCGTGTCGATATCAACTTCGTAAACGATGCTTCCAGCATTAACAGTGCCTGCCATTATTTATCTCCGGGCATAAAAAAACCCCGCCAGAGCGAGGTTGATTATTTTGTGTATAATGCTTATTTATCAAATTTCATACTTGTAATGATAAGTAAATTGATCACGCCTTAGAGCATGCTTTTAATTGGGATTCCGTGAACATCGGGTCAATGCCATCTTTAAGAACGTGATATTTCATGTCGAAATCGAAATACTCCATATCCTTTAGCTTCCCGTCTTCATAAAGTTTTTTTATGTTATTAAGGGATCTTTTTTGGGATTCAGTAATATATGGAGAGTCTGCAGCCGTAAAGGATTCAGCATCTTCGATTGGTTTAGGCATGGAAACCTTTACATTGACAATGGTTCGGTTCTCTTCCTTTTCCTCTCCAGTTACGGTGAAATTTACCTTGCTGTATAAATATTTGCTTACCTCATAATAATCATTAGACGTGGGCAAGGTGTTTTCATCAAAATAATGGAATTCCTTAAGAAATTTCGTTGAGCATTGAGCTGTTTTTTCTTTTGAAAGAAGGGAAATATCTTTCGTTTTAATGAATTTCTCAACTTTCTGAGTCGCGGTAGGCTCACCACATCCAGCTAGTGGCAATATAGTAAATAACAAAATTATCTTCTTCACATCCCTATCCCCATCGTAAAAGTCAGTACAAATCCTATCCGGGATGTGGCGCAAAGGGAAGCAAGAAACCCCGCCGAAGCGAGGTTTGAGTTTCGAAGCTAAGAATGTAGCTTTGGCTTAAAACAGTTTACGAAGGTCCAAGCCATAAACCGCCATCCACGCTTCAACAGGCCATGATTTAACGGTGCCGTAGGTTTCGTCTGGTACGTCTTTAGGTGACATTCCATTAGACGCACACCATTTTTTCAGCGGCCAGTGACTGTACTTCTGTTCTGTAACTCGCTGAATGGCCTTTATGGTCGCGTGTTTCTTGCATTCTCCAAATTTTTCAGCCAGCGCATTAGCTTTGCGTTTTGCTACTGAAGCTGTTGCCATTGCAGTTGCTTCGCGCTTCTCAGAGATCCAAAGCTTCTCTTTAACTGCGCGATCACGTTGCTGTTCAAGTTGGCGGTTCTCCTTAACCTTAATCAGTAAGTCTTCAAGAGCCTGCTCATATGTCTGAGGGAGGATGCTTGCTGGCTGAGGTCGAAAATATGCGTCCTCCAGCTTTTCAAAGAACCCCCACGCCTCGTCGGTGTCGACAATCTTCGACATGCGAGCTGCGCCCTTTTCAGCCCACAAAGTCACTGATTTGGCTCGCTTACCAACAGAGTAACTATCATTTACCCTGTTCTTAAATTCCTTTAATTCTGAACCAGTTAGGGAAAAGTAATGAACCCCTTCGATGAACCTGCCTTTATTATTGCTTAAGTTCATACGGATATTTACCTCGTCCGTACCATAACCTTTAGCTAGCGTTTCTGTTGTGACCACCCGAACGCCAGACCATTCAATTACTGGAACGACATCAGGATCGACAACCGGATTTGTATTTGCTACATTTAAAGCAGTTGAGATTGATTGTTGCATGAAAGACTCCAGTCAATGATTAACGTAGGCCGCCAGCTCCACACTGGCGGTTTTTCTTTGTGCCATCCTGAGCGCCGTTTAATGAATCCATTCTTCTCCCCGTAATTTCGCCAGCATTGGCTGGGCGCGCTTTACGATAGAATTCTTTTGGTCCAGATTTTTGGATTCCCGCATGAGAAGTACCTTGTTCCGTTCCGTCATGTAACGGGTTTCGTTTGCGATGTCGAAGATATCCCCGCTCATTTCTGAATTAATTTGTTTCAGCGCCGGGTAGAGTTTCTTGCATACCTTCTGGCTTTTCTCCATCCATAACTGCATGTAGCAGAGGCCAACAATTTCTTCATCGGTGAACTGCTTTGCAATCGGCGAATGCATCACTTCGCGATCCAGAATATCGAGCACCCAGCGGCGGAACTCTTTGGCTACATCAGTGCGGGCGAACATTGCGATCAGGTGAGCACCGCGCAGTGAGAAAACGCGTACCTTTTTGCGGTAATTTCCTGAGGTCACCGATTCAATGACCTGAGTCATTCCGCTGGTAAACTCGTCTGCATTCTGATTAAAGAGGTTGGTTACTGACTTGGCGCTTTTGTACTGAAGCGCGTTTGCGATTTCCGCAGAAGTGAGCCAAATGCCACTCATTCCAGATACCGGTACAATCGCTTTACCTTGGAAGTTCAGGTCTGATTTTGCTACAATATTCATGTCGATATTTCCTTGCTTGGATTTGTTCGATAAGAGGCCCAGGGTGTTAGCGCACTTCTGGGCTTCGCTGTTTTTACTGTGCATGCATCTGATCCCTGAACTTCAGCGCCCAAACAAGCGCCTGCACTAATGCAGCGTTTTCTGACAATCCCTCTTCATCTGCAATTCGCTTGAACTCCTCTTTAACCTTCTGCGGATAACGCAGTGTGGTTTTCGCTTCATTCTTTTCCACTTTTTTCTCCCTTTTCGATGATGGCATTATGCCTTGAAAGCAGAATGCCACCATTGATTATGAATAGCAATATGCCATCATTCATTTTTTTGCGGTGGAGCTGCCACATGACTGAGAAACAGGTTAAAGATTACGACAAGTTTGTCCTTCGCCTTCCAGAAGGAATGAGGGAGGCTATTGCTGACCTTGCCAAGTCAAATGGGAGGTCGATGAATGCTGAAATTGTGCAGATCCTTAAGGACGCGCTCACGCACCATTCTTTTGATTCGATAGCATCCAAAGAGTCGCTGAAGAATTTACCAATCGACGTCCGGCTTGGTTTAATTGCCAAACGTACAATTATTGCGAGGGCCCAGATCGCCAAGGCAATGCAGGACATTGATGAAAACTTGGAACTTTTGGCGAATAAGGATGCCCCAATCTCTGAAGAAGAACTCGGTAAAATAATGAGCAAGCCCCTCTATTTCGATAAGGATGCAGCGAAAAGAGCTAATGAAAGGGACCTAGAGCTTAAGAAAAAGAGTGATAAATAGTCAGTTATGACGTTTAGTTTCCCGCGCCCGGCGCGCCGCCTGCTTCGCCAGGAAGTCATCAGCAACGCTGTCGTACTCCTCGCGTGTGAATCCTTTCTGGTCCGGGTATTTGACAGCCAGAAGCTGTGTAAACTCAGTCATGGTGAGTTGCTCGGCCTCTTCCCTGCTCATATTGAAGTGGTTACGCGCTGAACTGATGTACTCGAAGGCGTTAAAATCAGTCGTCGATTCTTTGCTTTCATGCCGCTGGAGCCGACGCACTTTAGCCTTGCCGATAATGCCGTGCGTGATCAACGACTGAGCGACTGCGAGCATGTCGAACTCATCCATCGTGCCGCGGCGCATTTTGAACGCTTTACCCGATGCTTTCGCCGGTCGAATCTCGCCGATTAGTGGTGTCACATCCCGATCGCAACATGACGAGAGCACAGTCATGGCCGCCATCATCGCCTTGCGTCCGTAACTGGTCGATTTGATGTGCTGTATCAGCCACGCAGGAATAGAACCGTAAGCCTCCAGTGCCGACTGCATCAGGCTTGATACCTCATCGTGGTGCAGGTCATAGAACGCTTGCACAATCTCCTCTGGTTCCCCGATGCGAGTCATATTGATAAACGATGGCCGAAAGAAATAATCATCCTCTCCGCAAGTTATCAGGCATTCGCCAAGTTCTTTAAGTGGTGTCATGTGCTGTTCCGTCAGACGATTATTATCAAGGGCAGCCTCAGCCACCCTTTGTAATAACCATCAGGTTATCGTGACGGTATGCGTTGCCACTTTATTACCATCTTCAGTGGCGACAATGATTTGAGCCGTTCCGGTAGCAACGCGATTAACAGTAACGGTATTACCTGAAGCGGTAGCGGTCGCTTTGGTCGTATCCGTGGTGGCAACTGTGAAATCTTTATTAGTTGCTCCGGACGGAATCACGTTAACCGTGAATGTACTGGTGCCACCCGCAGCGCCTGTACTGGTAGTCGGCGTCAGAGTCAGCCCAGTTACTGCCACACTATCGGTTTCGATTACCTGGATGGTAGAGGCGTCGCCAACTTTGAATTCAGTGGAAAATGTCACAATATCGTTAGTTCCACCATCTGAACTCAGCGCTGTAACGACCATATAGCCAATGAAAGTGACCGGGCCATATTCCATGCGGACCCAGATACCAGGCTGACGACGAGCTTTAAGCTCCGCTGCAAAGTAACTAATAAATTTACCAATACCGTACTGATCGAGCTTGTCACGCTTACGAACTTCACCTTCGAACGAGATGGTGAAATCCGAGTTTGTGATAATGCTCTCAACGTAACCACCACCATCATCGGCATCACTGGTAACGGTGTTAGGCGAGAAATCCCACCCTTTTGACGTGCCGGCAGCGAGCGCCTTCCAAGCCGATTCTACCGGTACTGTATCAGGGCAGCCGTCGGCGACTTCGAGCACTACAGCGCCGCCAAATAAACGCTCATTGCTATTCGGGCAATTAGCCATAGCAAAACTCCTTGGATAAAAAGAAACCCGCCGAAGCGGGTTATTTGGGGGATATGGCTAATCGCCAAAATTGCATGAAAACTGAAGGCGGAAGACTAATCTCCCCTCTTCGGTTAAAACCGGCGGTGGAACTCCGCCAATGTTCTGTATAAAGCCAACGCAATCATCTGCGATGGGGTTAGACTGGACGTAATCAACAATACGCTGCACGGCATTCGTTGCCGCCCCTCGCTTGTCTTTTGCACCTATTACATCAACCATCACATAATGTTCAGCGCCCAGGTCATTGCGGATCGGAGTCCCTCCACCAGGACGAAAAACCATAGCGGCTTTCGTCAGGTCATTCGGGTCTTCGTACATCAGCAACTGGATATCGAAGCCTACCGTTAGCCCTGCATCCACAAAGAGATTTCTCACCCTCTCGAACATCATTGGTGTCATAGGGAAAGCTCCCGGACGACTGCGGCGTCAATTTCGCTTTGTTTTTCTTCAAAGCCCTTAGTGAGGAACTCTTTCTTCGCCCTTGCGAGCCTGAAGTTTTGCGGGATGGAAGGATCATGAACATAGGCGGCGTAATTGGCCGAGTATCCAACCCTGCCGGTCAGTCGTGCACCATTAACAACTAACTCCCGGAACTGACTGTTAATCAGGAATGAAGTGTCTACTGGCGTATAGGCTGCCGCCTGTAATGCACCGATATTGAGGGCGGAATAAATTGCCCTTGCCACTTTACGATGCTGGATGTTGTCTATGACGCGATTAATGTTTCGCGATACCTGGCGAACACCTTTAACCTGTACTCCCATGCTACACCCCCGTCAGCAATCCCCAATCATCCGCCTGCCGCTCAAACGTATCTGCATAGCGGATAACCTGACGAATCTCGTCAGCTCCAACCGCCACCGGGTCTGGATTATTAGACTCCCCTATAAGGAGGTAATCTCCAGACCCGGCATCTGCAAATTCAGTCCACACGGTGTTTTTCACGACTATTTCTGCACCCAGGCTACCGATACGCTTCGACAGACCGCCTTCGTAATCGCAGAGGATGATTTCCGGAGCAGCGTAACCCAGCGGATCACCGTACTCATCTTTACCGGGTATCTTTCGCCAGATGGTGGCTTTTGCGGTATAGGACCAGTTAGCAACTGAACTCAAGGCTATGTCCTCCACTCAACGACGACCGCACCAGTTGCGCTTATTGACGGACAATTGATGACCCACTCGCCAACTGAGTTAACGTAACCAGTGGTTTCTCTGCCGGTATCCGTCTTGACCCAGACCCTTGTGAAAATGCTGGGCTTCAGCTCAGATGCGCTAACCCATTCCATTAGCACCCTCCAACCACATCGAAGAACCCGACACTATTACCAGCACTGATGGGCAGTTCACCAGTACAGCCGTTGGTATCGAGTCGGGATAAGGTGTTACGCAGGCATGTCACGCCATCGTCGCCATACTCAAATGAACGTGAAGCACCAGAAGGTGCTGACTGAGATTTAATACGGCGCGCGCCGGATGAAGTAGCCATCAGAGCCGCAGCGTAAATCAGAATAAGCTGTGCAGTGCACTCGTCATATCCGGCACCTTCAAGGCATGGAATGATTTTGTTAACAACGCAGAGGATCGGATTAAGCAAAGCGTCAGGGATGGCATACCCCAATTCGGAGAGGAAGCCTTTCACATCGTCAGCCGTAACCGGGGTAGCCATGGTTATTTCACCTTCTTCTTCAGTTCTTCCAGCGCAGCTTCGGCATCATCAGCGCGTTTCTTTTCTGCTGCCAGCACTTCGGCGTTAGCCTTGTCTTTCTCTTCACCATCGGCGATTAGTTTCTGGTTCTGCTCCAGCGCTTCGGCGAGTTGCTTTTGCAGGCCAGACAGGTCTGCTGATTTAGCGGAAGGAGTTGCCACTTCGAAGGAAAGCTTCTCGCCTTTCTTCTTGTCGGTCTCTTTCGCTTGGCCGTTTTTAATCCAGCGTTCTGCAGTGGCTTCGTCTACATCGACCACAGCGCCGACCTCCAGTTTGCGGAGATCGGCACCGGCGTGAAGGTTGCTTGCCACGATTTCTACCAGTGCCATGATTTTTCCTTAGCTCGATGCGTGAATGACGGAATATTTGTTGTTGATGTCCTGCTTAACCATCAACCCCATTGCACCCCAGGTGCGCCAGATATAATCGCTGTTGTACTCCGGGCGCGGAGATGCAACGGTACCGATAGCCTGACCAACGATCGGAGCGATAACGCCAGCACCAAGCGGCACGATGACGATTTCGTTACCAGACAGTTGGCTGTCTTCTTTGATCGCCGCCACGCCGGTCAGCTTAAGGATTTCATCCATCACAGTGCCGGACTGGTAGTTATCGGAGAAGAAGCGCTCCCAGTTGGAGATGATTTCGCCGGACACATACCAGGTCTGCTCTGCATACTGGCTATTGATGCGTCGCATCTGGTCACGCAGCGCGATTGCACCAGCTCGGTTCTGCTGAGATGTTGCAGACGAAGACGTGAAGTTGATGTTCAGGCCGGAAGCTCCCAGGTCGATCTGAGCTACGCGCTCATCACCTTTGAGTCCTTTCCAGGTCAAACCGTCAAACACGGCGAAGTTACCCGCTTTATCGCGGAAACCGTTGAAGATGTAATCGACGTAGCGGCGCTGCACGTCTTCAACCGATCCGCGCTGAGCATCAGCCTGAGACTGAAGCGCCGACGGGCTGTTGAAGATTGGGTCACGCCATTCGAACTTGAAGCCCGAATCATGGATCGGAACCATCGTACCGTCGAAGGTATAACTGCGGGCATCAAGCGCCGCGCCGACCTGTCCGGACATGGATGTGTGAGCCCAGCCACGACCGCCGGTACGGGCGTAGTCATAGCGTGACTGCTCAATGCGCACTGAGCGAGACAGCGGCATCAGGTCGTTGAGCAGAGTGAACTCGGTGTTAGGTTCGAACTGCTGCAACACAGTGGTATCAAATGCGCGGTACAGGCGGCGAATATCGTCTACGGCATTGACCGAATCCAGATACGGCGTATCTTCAGCTGCGCCACGGAATTGTGTACGCGCGAGGAAGTCAGCTGCTGCCTGAGAGCTGGCATTACGCTCTGCTTCAAGAGCACGCCATTGCGCCTGGTTAACTGCGAGATTACCGGTCTTTTCGCCGATAGACTTTGAGAATACAAACATTCAGTGCTCCTTACTTGAACACAACGCGAATCAGATCGCCGGCCACCGCAGTGACTGCTTTATCTTCTTCGACATAAGCGAAAACTGCGGCATCCGCAGTGACAGCGGTAACGCGACCGTTAGCGACAGCAACCGGCTGGCCTTTGGTATAGGTGCCAGCTGCAGCACGCACGTTCAGGAACATGCCTGGCAACGGGTGGATGCCGATGACCAGATCGTTAGCCGGGATAGCGTCATCAACACTGAGGCAGCGCAGGTAGTCTTTGTTGGCTACATACTTAATCGCGCTTTCGGCACCGGCTACCGACGCGGTGAACTTGTCAGCGGTACTGAAGAAGCCCACTGTGCCCGGCAGAGTTGATGCGGCAGCGCCGCCTTCACGGTTGAGAAGCGGATTAGGGAATGCGCCGCCCGCGTGGATCACATGCTTTCCATCTTTAGCCATTATTTACTCCGGCATTTCGCTGACAGATTGATTGGTAGCCGTATGGCGAAACGCACCATTCAGGCCGGTTGAGGTGTGGCATTGTGCGTATAGACCATCAAGGGCCGCGCCATCGAGAGCGTTAACTGCCAGATCGTCCAAGCCAAACTTCGCTTTCACCGCAGCACGCTTATCGCCTTTCTCTTTGTCGGCGTTCACAGCAAGACCGCTTTCGATGGCGTTGAGCTTGTCGGCAAACGGCGCGAACCAGGCTGGCGCCTGCTCGCTGTTGGTGGTCTGCTCTTTATCCTTCTTGTCATCCGCCTCTTTCTTCTCACGGGCGGCCTTTTCTTCAGGCGTTTCTGTTTTTGCTGCTGCCTTCTCGGCGGCCATCTGGTTGTAAGCGTCCATCAGCTCGGCATCAGACTTGCCTTCGGTCGGCTTACCAGCGGCTTGCAGCGCATTGATAATCAGTTGTTTCATCGGATCGTTCTCTCCGTTGGTTTTAATCTCGTACTCAGTGGGTTTGCGCACGACTTCTACAGGTTCGCCGACGAATTGAGCCTTGCCGTCATCGCCGATGAGGTACTTCTGTTTGAAATATTTCGCTTCATCGCGATAGATGAAGGTGTCCGGCCAGACTGACTCGGGCCAGAGGTAGGAATCTTTTGCACGGCCTTCACGAAGTTGGTCGCTAATGGCTCGCTGGATATCGTCGAAAGAAAAGTTTGAGGCGTTGGTGAAGAAGAACTTTGTCTTATTCAGCAGGCCTTCACGGGTGCAGTCGTAGGCGTCAGAGAGGTGAGCAGTCTCGATCTGCTGCTCGTCACCCTCGGCATTAACGAAGATGCCTACGCCCTCTTCAGGCGTCCCCGCGCCAGGCTCGTCTAATAGCACCGCGACATGGTCAAACATCATGTTTGTAGCGATTTCGTTGTACTTCTTGCCCTTCGACTCGCCGTTGGCGGCAATACCGGAATACAGCAGGCCGGTGGAGATGTGGATCGGGTCGGAGTTGGTTCCAGCCAGCATTTCATCCAGGCGGTTGATCAGGCGTTTACCCTTCTCACTGGATTCGGCGTATTGCCTGTCAACGTACATATCGCCGCTGACCTTGCCTGCTTCGTGGCTGACGTTCTGCAGCCAGGCACCGACGTGGTAATTGTTCACCGCCCTTACATCACGAGCCGAAACATGCTTGCCGTCCACTTTAGGGTGGCCCAGCGGCATCGGGTTACGCTCAAGCGTGTTGTAGGCCTTTTCGATTTCTGCTGCCGGGTACAACTTCCGGTTCATCACGATATCGTCCACGACAGGCGTGATGCCGCGAACCACGATATGTGGCTTGCCGTCGATGGTTTCAGTGGTGATGTTTGAAGCGGAGTTGACGACGGTCAGCACGTTAACGCGATTGCGTTTCATGCTGGGTCCTCATTGGGGGATTTTTCGTGGCATTGGCGCTTTATAGCGCCATGGAAAATAGTCCAGCGAAGCTGCGCATTGGAGCGAGCATTTTGACTGCAACCACAGCATCAATAGAGTCATGGTTGTCCTTAATTTATTATTTTCAGTCAATAAAAAACCCGCATAGGCGGGTTGATGTGTATAAAGTTTCTAACTAGCTATTCGTTTAGATTCGCGCACCTAACTGCGACATATTTTTTCATTGAAACCTGTACGTTATGGCTAGCTTTTTTTGCTACATCGCTAAGGTTTTCATCATCTTTGCTGAATCCTTCATTGATGATTCGAGAGGCAGCCATTTTAATTTGCTCACAAGATGCGTTTTTTTGGAGCCCATCCACAATAAATTGATCTAAATTAGAAGCAAATTGTTGTGCTATTTCCCTACCTGCTAATTCTGGGTCCTGCTTCGCTTTTTCTGTAAATGAATTAGTCAACAACCCTGCTTTAGTTAAAGCAGAAGCCATTTCGCTTTTTGCTTGCAATACTTCCACTTCATCCGCTTTTGCGATGAAAGAAAAGCATAAACAAGTAATTACGGCATAAAAAGTGTATGCATAGTTTCGTTTCATATTTTTCCCTGAGGTACTGAGGTTACTTTTTATGAAAATCTAATGCTGCCATGCTCTTCTTTCTTTCGCTAGCCTATCCGAAAGTCCTTCGTTAAAAATGCGTCCATCGTCGTTGAGCAATATCGGTATCTGATTGCAATAGCAGTGATACCTGTTCCCCTTTACTGAGTACCACTCTCTCACCTCTGCAACGGTTCTGACCTTTCCGTGCCAGTATGCATGAGTTTGCCTTGTGGTCGGCTTCAGTGCTGAAAGGTGAAGCAGTCCAGTTTTAAGACCAAGCCTTTCTGATGCCCACTCTGTTTCATTCCATTGAGCTTCACGCAGCGCGCCAACCTGCTCAGTCTGAGCGATGTTCTTCGCCTTAGCCATGGACACATCAAGCCGCTTACTTACGATGCTGGCAGTTTCTCGCGGATTAACGCCACGACCGATAGAGTCGGCAATGACGTTAGCCAGATCGGCCCGTGCAGTGTCGCTAATGCCTTTCCAGTCGCTGTAGGTGCTGATGTAGGCGCTGGCTATTTGATTCTGGTATGCCGGACTGGACAACAACTGCTGGAGTGTCGTCTGGCTGGCATACACTGGCGACTGCACAGACAAGTTGGTGAAGGCATTCAGCGTGCCGCGCTCGTACTCTGCTGCCACATACCCAAGTGCCCACAGATTCTGGCTTCCTCCCTCAAGAAGCGAATCATCAAGGATGGTTTGCACCACCTGAAGCAGGTCAGCCAGTTGCGCTGCCGTCATGTCGTAGATGTATGTTCCGGCGTTGACTTGATACAGCGAAGGGCCAGAACCGGAGTTAACGCACATCATCCAGGAGCGCTTACCGTTGGTTTCTTGTTGCCTCCCGGTCAGACGCATGTCGAAAAGCTCTTTAAGACGGCGCTTGATGGTGAGATACCGCTCTTCGATATCTCTGAACATCCTGCTAACCTGCCGGGAGGATTGTGTCGGGTCAGCCTTGTTGCGCGGTACGATCGGCGTTCCGATTCTCGTCTGCTGGGTTGAGAGGATCATCGGTAATCACCTTCTGGTCAGGGTCGGGAGTTTTAACCTCTTTGCGAGGTTCAAGCTCACCCACGGCGCGGATTTCATTTTCGTCTACCACAGGCGTACCGAATGCCTGCTGAGTGTCTTTAGCCACAGTCGCCATCGCCTGCATATTGGCAATCTTCTCTTTCTCGCTCGGTGCCAGCAAATCGGACCATGCCAGCGATACTTCGCCGGATGATGGCTGGTCGATAACGCCAAGCGTCCAGAAGCGCTCCAGGATGGTTTCGATTACCGAAGACATAAAGCCCCATCGGCGGCCATTGCAGCGTTTCGCCCAGTCCGTCTTATCCTCATCCGAAGCAAGGCGCCCGGTTTGCTGACCAAACAGAATGGTGAATGGGCATTGAATTGAAGCGGCGAACTCGTTGGCGGTGACTTCCCATGTCGGTTTTGGATCAGCGGCTGCAACAGAAAGAACCGATGGCGTACCGGCCTGCATGACAAGTGCCGCATCGGTACCGCGGTTCATCTTCGCGACTTTATCGTTTAATGCATCGCCCAAATCCTTGAAACCAGCGTCAGTGGCTGCACGCTTTAGTGCATCCATATTGGTTTCTTTATCGAAGGCAATACCAAGCTGGCGGCTGGCGTTCTTCAGGAAGCCCTCGGCGCTGCCGCCGGATACTTTCTCAAGGTCAAGAAGCTTGTTATAGCCAGCACGCAGAAAAGGCACGCCGGAAAGCATGTTTTCATCTTCTGCGCCTTCGCAAAGAATAATGATCCGATCGGGATGAACTGTAACGCCGCGTACTGGCCCATAAGTGCCATCATCGCCAACCGGCTGCTCGTTGAAATTGTAAGAAACTGGCTGCCCGTATGTTTCAGAAAGCGTGTCGGTGTCGAAATTACCCGGCTTGATTTGAGACTCCCACGCAGGGATAAGCTTCACGATAGACTTATCTTTCAGCCTAGCAACGACGTTCTTATCTACTGGCTGACTCCACTCCCTGCCGTCCCGGAACTGGATTAGCAGCGCAGAGTAACGGCCGACAAGATTTCGCCGATCGGCATCTTTAATCTTCGCCCAATGCTTCTTCAGCAGCTTCGTTACCGCCTTTTCCCATTCCGTAGTCTCCTCGGCTTCTTTCTCTTCCTCACCATCAATGATGGTCGGATTGTCCATCCAGCAGGATTCGAGAAGCTTATGCACGGCGGCATACGCCACAGCATTCCGTTCATAGGCTCGGTAGTAGCGGTCGAACTCAAGATTATTCGGATAGCCGAATTCATCCCACAGCTTCGTGCGTTTGGTATTCCCCGGCTGGCCTGCGTACAGCATTCGCTGCCGCCCTATCGCATCAGCAAGGGCGTTAACGAGGAATGAAACCTCGCCTTGTTGTTCACTCACTGATGAACTCCTTAGAAGAATACTGCGCCGACCTGCTTGCGGTTGTTCTTCGCTACAGCAAAGTAACGGAAGCCGTCAGCGCCGTGAGAGGTGAAATCGTGAAGAGGTTTATCTTTCCAGCAGCCGCGCTTGTCATCCCACTCCTTGCGATAACCTTCGAGGTGAGAGATGCCTTCGGCGCACTTCTCTTCATCGAACACGCATGAGGGTAGAATCTCACGCACCGACTCGATGCCGGTGTCGACGCCAGCCTTCGGCACAACATTGAAGGTCATGGAGTACATCTGGCCGTCAATCTCGTAACCCTCGCGGGCAAGCTCTCTACGGGATTTGGCATCAGCACCGAATTCACGGTTATCGATGTCGTGCGGACCCCAGTGTTCGCCGTACTCATAGCCTCGGTCTTTCAGCACCTTCATATAGTGCCGCAAGCCCTCACCTGAGTTTTCGTAGTAGTCGATAACGTGGAATTCAGTACCGACCTCACGAATGAACCAGATCGCCGTTGAGTCGCCCACGCCGATATCCCAGAACGTATGAACCGGGAGGTGTGAGTTATCCGGGATTTGGCCGATCCGCTTGTTGGTGTAGAGCCAGCGGAACTGCTTGGCGTAATACGCGCCCTCGACCGACTGCTGAAACGCCTCTGCAGGAATGGTTGGATACTCGCGCTTCATGTCATCGCCGAGGGTTTTCTCTTTGGCGTGATACCAGGCTTTCTGGCGCTCGTTCAGAACAACGCCGTGCTTCGCCTCCATCTCAGCGAAGTATTCAACCAGGCGCGTTGGTAGCGGCTCTACCGGATCTAATGCATATTGCGGGTTCTTCCACCAGGAGAAGAAGAAAAACTTCCAGTCCAGTGGTGAAAGCGGCTTGTCCTGTAACTGCGCTTTCTCTGCTGTCTGGCAATAATCGAAGAAGTAACCCGCCCGGCCCTCTGCTGTGCTCTCGATTGTGGCAAAGCAGCCTGTCGATACCGCCTCAAACGCACCAGTGACGATCTCACGGGCTTTGTGCGGAAACTTGGCACATATCTTTCCGAACTCTGAAACGTGCAGGTAGCGCAGCGTACCACCACGGAAAGAGGTGCTGACGTACAGTGATCCGCCCTTCTTGAATACGAGCTCCCCTGAAGAATCGTTGCTCGCCGGATTGGCTGCCTTAATCTCTGCTGGCAGCTTGTCGTATGCGTACTTAACCTTTTCGCGAAACAAGCGCTTGGCGTCGTTTAGCGTATGGGCTATCAGCGCGCACTTTGCCGACTCAAATAACGCGGCGTCCAGCTGGATAATGCAGACTTCGGTAGTGAAACCGAGCTGGCGAGCCTTCAGGATGATGTTGCGGGTGTGGATGCCTTCGAAATACTCGCGTTGCTCAGGTGTCATCCTGAAGCGCGTGGGCCTGCCTTCTTTGTCGGTGATCCAGTAGAGATTATTGAGCCGCCAGTCTTTGTCCGACAGCAGCGTGAGGTGCTCAGGTTTCATTAAGCCCCCTGAGACAGTGAATCCATCAGGTCAGAAATTGATTCAACAACGTGCTCTGTTTTCACCTGCTCGCGGAACGCCTGGACGTCGATATGCTTACCCAGCAGTTCGAGGTTTTTAACCTTGTCAGGCCACTTAATCTTCTTAAGCAGCGCGGCTGTGTTTCCCTCGGCTGACATCTCTACGACATCCAGTCCGGATAGCGTTGTTCTCCAGACCTTCGGCCACTGAGACACTGGCTTGAGCTCACCGATCGAGGTCAAGATGTCGAGTACGTCCATTTGATCTATCTCAACCAGCCGGCGAAGTACGTAGGCGGCATCAATACCGGTCTGCTCATTCCTTTCTGCTTTGAGATCTGAAATACGGTTTTGAATACTAAGTTTTGCTAAGTTCTGAGCGCCCTGTTCGTTCGCGGTCTTTGCGCTGTACCCCGCCCGAATAGCCGCTTGTGTAGCGTTTAAATCGATGAGGTACTCGCGACAGAACATATCTTGCTTGTCGGTGAGAGCCATATTTATTACCTAATGAGATAACTATGAACGACATGATTGGCTCACTTAATGCAGTGAGCAGAGCTAATATGGCAAGAGAAGCCAAACGGGCCGCGGAGAGAGACTTCTCTGTATCTGGTAACTTCGCGAATGAGTTTCATCGTCGGCTTATTGTTTGGATAAACGAATTCCACCGAGATCTGGCACCTGAATACGAAGTTGGAGCTCAACTAGCAAGCTTCGGTAAGCATATTGAGTTTCATTTCACAGATATAAGTTACTCGAACCCATCTCTGATATCTTTTATTGGCGTTCTGGAAGATGGAAGCCCTGTAGAACTTGTTCAGCATGTCTCTCAAATAAATATTTTACTTATACGTAAAAAACGCCTTGCCCCGGATGAACCTAAGCGGCCGATCGGGTTTGCAGACTGGGAAGAGTACGATAATTTCAAAAAGCCAGAGTGATTTGGTGCTTACAGGCTGGCAGGAAATCTAATTATGATCCTGCCAGATAATCTTCCACATGATTATCTCCACTTATCTCTTGCGGGCATATTAACCATTTATCCGCTATATCCATTTTCAAGCCCACCCGGGGATGAGCTTTGTAATGGTCACTTCATGCATGGATCCAGATGAACTTAACAATTCCTACGATACTTGCGAGCACGCCAAAGCCTAAAATCAATTGCCCACACACCCCAACCACTCCAGATGTGATCGCACCAAAGTCTGTCTGTGCATTTTCATTTATGGCCGACCCTATTAGGTACATGGCCAAACCAACCACGAGGGAGGCAATAATCCAATGCTCAACAGCCAAGACTATAATAGTACTCAGTATTTTATCAAAATCACCACTATGATGGTTCATAATTCATTCCATGAAGACAACAATTTGCGCACGAGTATAGGTGATTTCTGGCTTTCTTTTTATTTAAAAATACTACTGCGAAACGCATCTATCTGTGGCAGTTAGCTTGCCAGGCCTTGTTGTGCGCCAGAATGTCTCTCTTCGTCTGACCATCCAGCGCAGTCCAGTCATTATCCGTCGCGTAAATGGGCTTAACCCAGTCACAGGCGGTATCAATGACCTCAGGTTTTGCGGGTCCAGTTTTCGCGCAACTCGCGATCAACATCGTCATCAGGCATATGGTTAACACTCTGCTGAACATCTGCGGCTCCTTTCGATGCTTCAATGCGCTTTTCAGTGACTGCTTTGGTTGCCTGAATGTATTCGTCGATACGCTTAGCTTCAGCTTTCTGCTCTGCATCTCGTTTGCCACCACTGCGCCCGATACCAAAAGCACCCAGCACAGCAAGTCCCAACGCCAGCAGGCCAGAGAGGATTAATTCAATCGTTCCCATCTTTCTTCTCCGGTGGCTTTTGCAACGTCATCCTGGAAAGAACGCCGATGATCATCAGGACAATCGCGCCTGCCCTCATCCAGCTTGACGGGATTTCAGCCTTCCACTCAGGGGGCAGCTCAAACCAGATTGTTGGCAGCGCACCTAAAGCGACGATCACTTTCGTGGAGTTCCATCGCCACCAGTGACGCCAGTCGTCTACGAGTCGGATTTTCATTTGAGTAACCCTTCGTAGGCTTTCATGTCACCGGTACGCATTACTTCTGCGTGACGCTTTGCGCGGTTTGGCGTTTGTTTAGCCCATAAGCTGGATAACATGCCATTTGACGCACCAGAGAAATTGCCGTCAGCAATCATCGCCAGCGTATTCTTAAATCCTGCCAGGCCATTTACGCCCATCTGATATGCCATGCTGATTAGAATGTCGCGACGTGGGCCGTTACATGCTTTGAGTGCAGAGACAATCGCCGGGTTGGCGTTCATCTTCAGAATGGTTGTGTTAACGAAGCTATCTAACCAGACGTCACCCACGTTACGTGGCACGGTGAAGGTGTAATTGCTCAGCGCTGCGCCTTTGGGGCCAATCTTTATACCGCAAGCTACTGTCGGAAAACCCTCGGTATCGATGTAGGGCTTCTCTCTGTAACCTTCTTCAAAGTTAAGCAGGGGGATTATTTGACTCATTTCGCCGTTCTCCATACTGCAACTTCCAGGCTGTCTCTTCCCGACGATCACGTTTGCGCTGGTAATGAAGGTTTATGGCAAATGTGACTACCGCCAGCACAAAACCGCCTAAGGCCAGCCATTCGTTCAATGACATGCTCCCGGCAAGAAAGGTCGCTCCAGACGTGGTGTAAGCTGCGGCAGTAGTGACTTTGTCTGCCATGGGTTTCATATCCAACCTCCATTGATTAACTGGAGGACTTGTTCAGATTAGGAATCTATGAAATGGTCTTGTGAACAAATCCGATATACGTTGAATGCGTAATTCATTGATTTGTTCGTGACCGGGATTTACGAGCATTTCAGGCGTGGATTGCGCTAACAATTCATGCCGCTCATTCACGAAGCCCAGCCATAGCGCTGGGTTTTCTTTTTTGTGCTTAGCGCTTATCCAGTAACCGCAGAGGTTCGATGAGGGTATTGAGTTGACGACCGGAGTTTAGATAAGCGCTAACAGAAAATGTCGTGATGATCCGAATGCGGGAGTGATTCGGCTCATTTTTTGATGAGAATGTGTGGTGGCCGGTACTGAACTCCGGCATGACGGGATTAACAGTTCAAGGCTTGCAGCAACCGCCTTATACACTACCTCGCCATCGGTCGCTTACTTGCGCATCAGCCTGCGCATTCACCACAACGGAAAGAGCACTGCATGGTTTTACCATTACATCCGAAGATTTATCTGGTGTAGTCAATGCTCTTACCTGTTATAGGCTCCGTTTCGTGGAGCTGACGGCGGGTGATCAATCCGCACCTGTCGGGTACTTATTTTCAGCGTTAATGCTCGTGCCCGTGAGTAAGCTTACTCGTGAGAAAACTTATTCCCGGGTACAAAAAAGCCACCGTAGCAACTTAAGAGTCACTAACGGCAGCTTACCGTGTAATTATGGCTAAATGGATAATTGGTTGTCAAGCACTTTAGGAGCAATATGCTTGACTTTTCCAACACGTTTACGACTTTTGAAAGCAACTTGCATCGGTTGGTACAAAACGAAGAGTGACGCATTGAGGATTTCGTCAATTTCGTTTCGACAGGTTGCTAAAGATGGTTTTCTCCACCCTTCCCCGCTTCTTCCGCACATCTTGCGTGGCTTTGCAGTCGCATGATAGTACGATGCAATTGCTCTCCTGGATGAGCCGTGAGAGTAGTAACTAAGCAGAATGCCGAAGGCCTTTGTGTCGATGCGCATAACGGAATCCACGACCTGAGAAATCAACATTCCGTCATCGTCATTGCACATTGGCCGCGTCATTACCCTGGACGGCTCAACTTTCTCCATGAACTGAGCTATAACGCTGCTCATGCGCTTTTCAAGTCTGCCTGAGTAAACCCATGCCCCCCATAATTCAAGCCAGCCGTTGAGCCAGTCATGCTGTTCTTTGTTTAGGTTTAGCTCTCTCGTCCTCACGCTGCATCCTCCGGGCCGTCCGGCTTGTTAATCCCCAATCGGTTGATTACCTCTCGGCGCATAGCTTCAAGGCGCTGACGGGTTTCTTCGTTAGTCTGTAATGCCTTGTCGATATTGGTGAGCATCTCCCGGTCTTTGTGGCGCTGATGTGCTGAGTTGATGTCTGTTACTGACATGACTGGCCTCCTGACAAAGACTTGATGAACTGGTATTTGCACATCACGTAATTACCCTTGCGGATTGCTCTGAGCGATTTAACGCGCATCTTGTGCCGGTAGCTCTGGATGGGTAGCCAGACAAAGAGGAATGCCGCCCAGACGCCAGCAGCGATGTAGAATTCGATATTCATGCCGCTTCCTCCCGGCTGTTACGCAGGTCTTTAAGCTTCTGCTGATACTCCGCCTTGATTGCCTTGCACTCATCGATAGTCCAGCGATGTCGGTTATGGTTGGATTCAATGTCCTCCACCTGCCCAATGCCGATCCGCCTGATTAGCTCAGCCCGATACGGAACCAGATTTCCGCTCTTGTGCTGATTGCATACGACGCATTGTTTATGGATGTTTCGTTCATCGAACCGCAGTTGTGGCGCTGCCGCCGTGGTACGGTAGTGACCAGCGTCGAACTGAGCAGACGTGAGCGTTCCGCACGAGATGCATGGCAAGTCGCGGTCTCTTTCTCTGATGAAGGCGTTTACTGCTTGCTGGGCTTGCTTAATCCAGAAACTACGGGGTTTTAATGCGAGGCGTCTTACTTTGAGTTTGTCTTTCTGCTGCTGTTCTTCTCGTCGTCGCTTTTTGTCTGCTGCCTTTTCCTCCTTCTCTCGCTCTCTGCTCCGCTTTGCCAGTGCCAGTTTTGTTCCGCATTCCGGTGAGCACCACCATACATTCGCAAATTTGGGGTGGAACCACTCCCGGCATTCTTCGTTTTTACATCGCCGTCTGATGCTGCGAGACATATTCCCTCCAGTGCTTAACCATGATTTTATGAGGTACGCGAAGATGCACACCGTTAGCGCTTGCCCATTGCTTTATTGCTGATGGTGTGCGATTCAGGGTTTCAGCTATCAGAGCGACCGGCACCTTTCCGGCGACGCGCCTGATATATTCCGTCTCACGCTTCGTGTAGGGCTTACCGGGTGAGTTAGGTTTAGCCATCTTCTTCGTCCGTCATGTGTTGATTGGGGTCGCGATACACAACGCTCTCCAGAGCACAGGATTCGCAACAGTAGGTTTCGTCTTCAGCTAATGGGTTAGTGCAGCTACAGCAGTAACCAGCGCGGGTAATGGATTGCTGTTCGTAATGGTGGGAGGATTCAGGAGTTAGCATGGCTGGAGTCCTGCATCATGAGAAAAACAATCATCGCTGCGCGGAGTGGGTTGTCATGCCGGATGCGTTCGCCCTCTATGTAATATGCTGGAGATGCTACCCATCCACCTCCGTCATCAGGTTCAGCGAACACATCGAATGCTATGCAGATTTTCTTACTGACAATAATCGGCCACGCGTCTGCGGGATTGTTGCAGTAGTCAGGGATGTCTATTTGATTCCATCCATCACCTGTCGGGCCGCAATCGTAAAAGCATGAATTATCCCCACTGAGGCTCATGTGTTTAATGTCGGGGCTGAATACCGCCAATACCTCGCAGTTAATTTCGAAATCACTTAGCTTGCTGTAGTCAGTCATGTCTTTTCCTCGCACGCATACGGTCCCATTTCACCTGGGTGAGATGAGCGGTATACGGGAATGATTTAATGTCGGATGGGTTTGGTTCTGGCTTGCGTTTAGTGCGGGTTGTGACGCGGAAAATCATATTGTCTATCGCGATTTGGGTAATGCTTCGTCGTCGTGTCATGCGACCACCTTAAGCGTTGCTGGCCTCATTCTTCTTCTGCCGTATTCCATCAGCGTATCGCGATCAACAGTTGTCATTCGGCAATCGCCAGCGCGTGGGTATGGATGCCAGATAACCAGCATTTGGCCTTTGTTATTCCCTGACACCGGTTTGCCAGTTGATGCGCTCAGGAATGCCAACCGACCGCCAGTAATAAACCTTACCTCGTGCGCCGTCTTAATCGCCTCGAGAAACCAGCCAACCGAACAGTCGGCGTTGAGTAGCATCACTACACCGGTCCAGTTATCTGCATTCTCCTGAGCAGCCTTTTTTACGAATGGCATCGGCTTGCTGTACGGCGGGTTAAGCCAGGCATATCCGGGAATATCCGGCATCACTTCATTCCATGGCGTTTTTAGCGTGTCCTGGTATTCGGTGATGAAGTGGTTGCACAGACTGTTATCTGCGCTTGCAGCGGCATCCAGCACAAAGCAGAACTCAGCGTTCAGTGCGTGGAATATTTCAGGCGGGGTGCGCCATCTGTCTTTGTCTTCTGGCGGGGTATTTGATTTGTCGGTCATGCTGCTTTTCCTGTTCGTTGGGCCCATTCGTATTCCCGGCGAGAATCATCACTCCACCTGACGTTTCGCTCAGCGCCGAACCAGAACATGATTTCGATTAACTCCGTCATGCTGGCCTTGCGCATTTTGCTGGTACGAACGCCGAGCAACACAACGCCGCCGTCAATCCCGGGTACGCTCCGTTGCTCAAGCTGCTTCGTTTTCAGCCATAGCGCGGTAAAAATGTCTTTCCAGTCTTCAGGCGCTAATCGCTGTCCATGCCAGAGAACCTGACGCGAGACGTCCTGAAGCATCGGCCAGAGACGGTCGTTCTGCGCTTTGGTGCGCTTGGGCTCTTTAACGTGGATTTCGTGAGGTGACTTATCGTCGAGTGGTAATGAGAGAATGGTGTCTATGGCGTTATTTCTGATTGCTTCGCTTCGAAGCAGGTATGTTTGCTTCACATCTCCTCCTATCGTTTTCGATTAGAAGACCTATCATCGCCAAAACAATGATCGTTTTTTGATCTTCACTGGATGTTTCATAGCGCTGCATGAGCGTAAACTCGGGTCTGTCGCTGTTACGTACAATTTTTGTAATATCTTCTGATATAAGGGATATAGTCATGGGAATACTCACTCTGAATATAAGTTGCCCTCACTGTTTGAGAGAGAATGCCGTGATACAAGCATTCGCAGAAAAACAGAAGGGTAACTCTGTTGTGTTCGATGTCGCTTTTTCATGCAGAAGTTGCGATAAGTGCTTAATTGCTGAAATTGCAAATTACAGTGGCACGCCTGGCGGCCCGTACCACGCGGCAAAAAAGACTGATAACGTAAATATCATCATTCCAGGAAGTACTTCTTTTGCACTTTTGGAATACTACCCTGAAGCGAAACAACATGCCGCACCTGATAGCACCCCAGAACGTGCAGCAAAATTCTTCATTGAAGCTAAGGATAATTTCCAGCGGGGAAGATTTGAAACGGCGGTTATGTTATGCCGTAAAGTTCTTGACATCTCCACAAGAGAAATTCTTGGGGATGAATCAAAAAAAGAACAATTGTCTCAGCGAATATCTATGCTGTTTGCCAAAGGCAAGATTACGGAGCAAATGAAAGATTGGGCGCATATTGTAAGAATGGACTCCAATGGAGCAATCCATTCAGATGAAGAGTTTGATGAAGAAGATGCAACCCAGCTTATAAATTTTACAGAAGTTTTCATGTTGTATGCATTCACACTTCCAGCAATGGTATCAGCCCGCCAAAGCGAACACACCGCTGAATGATTATCCTCAAATAAAAAGGCCACTGTGTAAGTGGCCCTGTCAGTGGGTGGTCGGTTCAAATTTCTGTGACATTTTCATACTGCCAGACCTCGTCGTAATCTGACGCCTTCATGTTCGCGATGTAGTTAAACGATGAGGCTGATTCGGTAGGAAGAAACTGGTGAGATTGCGGATCCAGATAAAGCGGTATACCGCCTTCCCATCCCTCTCCGTTGCGCTGTTTTTCGAGCATCAGAACAGACGCAGGGGCCGCCAGCGCTTTACGCTCCTTATCGTCCAAATCCTCGCCCTGCTGCTCCTTCTGCATGGCTTTCTCACGCACCTTGTTACGCCAGATTATGAATAAATTATCTGTAAGGTCAGTGATAGAACCGGATCCCTTTACATCCATCTTCCCGGTGGGTTTTTCCTCGCTGTCCCCTTTACGGCTGTGGGTCACAAGGATAACGTGGCAGTTGGTTTTGTTCTTGAAGTCGCAAAGTGAATCGACAAATGCCTTTTGTCCGTTGTAATCATCATCTCCAATCCCGCATTTCATCAGGCTGTCGATAATGAAAAGCTCAATGCCGTATCGCTTCCACGCATAGGTAAATATTTCAATCAGGCGGTCTGCTTTTGCGGTTCCCGTTAATCCGAAAAGCCATAACCGGTCATCGTAAAAGTTAAATGCAGCATCAATTTCAAGCTGAGGAGGAAGCTTCAGGCAGGTTGCCTGACGCGTTAGCCTTTTCAAAAGAACACCCGGTTTAAGCTCCAGAGACGCTACGCAGGTTTTAACACCCTGTCGCATTGCCTCCAGCGTCATATGACCAACAACCTCAGTTTTCCCGTGACCGTTTACGCCGTTAACCAGCGTTAGCTCTGCCTGGCGGAATGCGAAGTTATGGTTAAGCGCTTCCCACGGGCTGTAAAACATACACTGCTCTTTGCCGTAGAAAGCGTTGACCGTGTCCTGGTAAAACTCTCTGGCGCTGTAAAGCTCTTCAGGGTCGAAGTAACTGGCCCGAGCCAGATAACCCATGACATCATCGCCAGAAAGGCCCGCCATGAGGCAATCATTGATATCCTTGTGCGGGAGTGATACTAACCGGCATCGGTGCTCACCGAGCCTTGTCGCTATCTCCCTTGCGGCAGTCTGGCCTACTTCGTCGGTGTCCATGCTGATCCATATTTCGTCGAAGCGGTCCAGATTGTGATACTCAAACTCAATCCATTGCTGCTTTGCTCCTTTCCCTCCGCCAAACGGTACGGAAAGCGCCGGAATTCCATACTGGTAATAACTCATGCAGTCGATTTCACCTTCGCAGATGACCACGATCCGCATGTTCTTTGGCATCGCCTGCCACCCAAAAAGACATGGCTCGCAATCACCCTCAGCCATGATGACTTTCTTTCCGCCTGGCCTTTCAGTGCTGATCCGCTTTACCTGCAAAAGCTCACCGTCTCGCTTGTATGGGAATGCCAGCGCTTCCAGTTCGCGCTCTCCGTTCCACACCTTAGCCCCGGCAATCTCGAAAACCTTCGCGGTTTCTGCGGTAATGCCTCGTGATGCCAGATAATCCAGATGGGTTTCTGTTTTGGTAAGATATCTGGCTACTTTTTTCCGGTCTGGTCGGGAGAATTTTTTCTGCTGCTTTGCTGAGAAATGATGATCATCATCCTTGATGCCGAGGAATTCCTTGGCTTCAGTCATTGCCTGGTGAAGACTGCAATCCCTTACTGCAACCCATAAATCAAGCAAATCGCCAGCGGTTCCCTCTGCAAAGTCTGACCAGACTTTTTTACCCGCCAGATTAACCTTAAGGCTCTTGCCGGCCTCTCCGTTAATACTTCCTGCCACCCATTCGTGGCTTTCACGCTTCCCGTTCGGCAAAAGGTATTTTGCAACCCTTTCGACCTGATTCCATAACAGGTTACTCAGTTCAGATGCCGTCATCATGAAGCCCTCAAATCAAGCTTATTAAAACAGTACCGGACAAAATCATCGCTCAGGAGTCCGTGGTTATATCCGGCAATCAGCAACGCCTTGATCCGTGATTTCATCGTGGCCTCAGTAGTACACGTAACCGCCCTTGCTGACGGTGACCGCAGGTTTCTGGTTGGATGAATCAGGATCCGCGCATGGTTTCTCGTCCTCCCACCGCTTCCCGTTCAGGTAAGTCGATGGATGGAGTTTGTCGAACCCAAACTGTTTACCGGTGCGCTCCGCAATATCCCCGGCAAGGAAGGTCGCAAACTGTTCCGGAGTCCCACCGCTGACGCGCCGCCACTCCGCATACTGAGTCCTGAATGCTGATCTGGCATTTTTCTTTCCGGTCTTATGCATGCCTGCAAGCCAGAATATTTTCTCGAACGCTTCGTCGGTATCCTGGTTTTTTGTTGACGGCTGAGGAGGGTTTTTGCACTTCGCCTGAACTTGTTCGGGCATAGTGTTTTTATATTGTCTTTCTTTCTTTTGAATAGTGTCTTTTGTGTCCCCCTGTTTTGAGGGATAGCACTCCCTCAATTTGAGGGATGTTTTATCCCCTGTTTTAGGGGATATTTCCCTGTTTTGAGGGATACACCATTCTTCGATATTTTTATTGGGGCCAAACATACCGCCCTGCTGCTTGATAATCCCCATTCTGACCAGTTCCAGTTTGGCTTCGTTACAGCGCTTAACTGGTAATTTTGTGATCTCCGATAACTGAGAATCACTGATTCTGTCCATGGCCTTATTCCAGCCATAGGTCTTTCTCAGAATCGCCAGGAGGACTTTGAACTGACGCTTGGTGAGGTCAGCACCGGAGTAGGCATCAAGAAGCGTGTTGGATAGCTTGGCATAGCCATCTTCCAGCTCTGCCACTTTTCTCTCCACCGGGGCTTTGACCGCCCCGAAATCTGCGTATGCGACGTTGCTCATTCGGGTTTCTCCAGTTTGCGTTTGTTTAACTCCAGCGCCTGTTTTAACTTCTCAGCAGCTTCAGGGCTGAACGACCGGATAAACCTTTCACGAGCAACATTCTTGTGTATTTCGTCCTGGTAAAATCTTCGCTTAACCATTAAAATGTCTCCTGTAAGTTGTGTTGGCGTAACACAGTGACTAAAAATCCAATGTGATTTGCTCCGAACGCTCAGTTACCGCTGGGCGTTTTTTATTTGTCAGTAGTGCTGCAACTTCCCTGGCTAAACGCGCCAGCTCGTCATCGACAACACCCCACTCCAGAACGGCGAGAAGCATCGAAAACTTGGGTATCCAGTCCCGTTTCCACCGGCTAATCTGCGCTTTATCCACACCTACAGCGGCGGCTGTTTTCTCAGTGCCGAGTAATGCGATTTTGTTGAGTAATGCGCTCTCAATGCGGAGCGCCTCATTGCGTTTGTTTGCGTGATCCATCGTTGATACTTCCCTTTAGTGAATAGTTAATGAGCGCACACCCATAACGGGTGACGCATAGTTGTTTATTGAT